GTGCTGGAGTATGAGAAGTCCCAGTATGAAGATTTCCACGGCTATCCGTCGGAGGTGATTGTACCGGGGATGCTGATGAAACTGCGTCAGTGGATCGGGCGGGGCATCCGCAGGGAGTCGGATACCTGTGTGTTCTCCATACTGGACTGCCGTGCCGGTGGGCGGTACAGGAATGATATTCTGGCGGCGCTGCCGGACATGCCCGTAACGGACAGGATCGAGGATGTGGGGCGGTTTATCAGGAGCAATAAGCCGGATGGATATTTTGAGAATGAGGGATAGGGTACTTCCGGTGATAGGCCAAACCGGAAAGATTACAGGCGAACTTGGCTGGACTCCGCAGTGCAAAGAAAGTTTGTCAGGTCTTGGTAGAACCGGAAAGAGGAACGGAGGCTGTTCAATGTCATTGGTATGGCAAGCGCTCATAAAGGCCAGGCCCAGACGAAAAGGCTGTGTCATGGTCATAGGACAATCCGGCGGAACAATAAAATGAATATGGGACAGTACACAACGGCGGAAAAAGCCACAGCGGTGTTCCGGTGTATGGTCATTGCAAAAATCAGGCATATCAGGAAAGGGGGAAACACCTTGGAACTGACGGAGGATACCCTTACCCAAATGGCAGAGGTGGATATTCAGACAGTGGATATCAATGAACTCACCGACCTGCGGGAGATAGAAATTGACAGCTCGCAGCCAGTGCAAAAAAAGCTGGCTGCTTTTGCCAGACAGACCAAGAATGTCTATGTGAACCGGATCGGAGACTATGTGGTAAAAGTCCGTTTTCAGGAGAGCGGAGCCACCATAGATGACAAGATGGCGGAATATCTACGGAGAATGTCAGAAATATACCTATAAAATATTTTTCATAGGGCTTGCACAATAAACATTATTATATTGCTCTGATGGCAGGACAAATCAGTGGAACTTCTGACTTGGGTTCTCGAAAGCCATCGGCTTTTCTCTGACACGAGAATATATAGAGGCTGTGAAAAAAGTCTGTCCTGTACTTCTAAGGACAAAGATTTCTGGCGGCATTTCGCTGCTTTCCCACAGAAAACTGCGACTTTTTTCACACCCCCTATGAGTCAGGAGTGATACCATGAAAGAAATAAAAGAACAAAAACATTTCTATGCGGCCATGTATATCCGCCTTTCCAGAGAGGACAGCGAAGTGGGAGCCACCGCTGATTCTGGAAACACGGGGGAAAAGGATGGCATATTCAGAGCCGAGAGCAACAGCATCGGCAGTCAGAGAGAGTTGATCCGCTCTTTTATCAAAGAGCAGACAGATATCGAACTCTTTGACTGCTATGCGGATGACAATTATTCCGGCAGCAATTTCAACAGACCAGAATTCAAAAGAATGATGAGCGACATTGAGGCGGGCAGGGTGAACTGCGTCATTGTGAAAGACCTGTCCCGTTTTGGGCGGGATTACATCGAGACCGGAAGATACCTGGAACGGGTATTCCCGGCCCTTGGAGTGCGATTTATTGCTCTTACCGACCATTATGACAGCTTTTCAGCCGATGCCGGAGAGCGGAACATTGTGCTGCCGGTAAAAAATTTCATTAACGACAGCTACTGTCGGGATATTTCCACCAAGGTCAAAAGCCAGCTTGCAGTCAAGCGGACGAACGGGGAATACCTGGCGGCATTCGCCGTATACGGCTACCGGAAATCGCCGGAGGATAGAAACAAGCTGCTGGTGGATGACTACGCCGCCGGTATCGTGCGGAGAATTTTTGCCTGGAAGATTGAGGGGATGGCGGTCGCCGCCATCGCGGAGAAACTGAACGGGCTCCATATCCTGTGTCCCAGGGAATATAAGAAATCCTTGGGCCTTAACTACCGGGGCGGCTTTTCAGGGGGCAACAGCTCCAGGTGGAGCGATATAGCGGTCAAACGGATCTTGACCAACGAGACCTACCTGGGCCATCTGGTACAGGGAAAAACAGGGCGGATCAATTACAAGATAAAGAAATGCGTGGAAAAACCGAGGGAGGAATGGGTGCGGGTGGAAAACACCCATGAGGCCATTATCTCCCCGGACGATTTTGCCATTGTGCAGAACCTCTTTCAATCGGACGGACGCATCAGCCCAGAGAGGAAAGAGGTAAGTCCGTTTATGGGGCTGCTGTTCTGCGGAGACTGCAAAGAACAGATGGTGAGGAGGGTCAACCGCTATAAGGGGACGGAAAAAATCTATTATATCTGCTCCACAAAAAATCGTGGGGAGGGGTGCAGCCGCCACAGCATCCAGGAGACGGTACTGAGGGAACTGACTGAAACTGCCCTCCGCCGGTATGCCAATGCTTTTCTGCAACAGGAGCGGTTGTTCGCACAGGCAAAGGAGCGCGAGGCAAACTTGCAGGCAGTTATCCATTACAACAAGGAGATTGCCCGTCTGAAACAGGAGCAGGATAAATACTACAGCCTGTGTGCGGGACTGTATGAGGATCTGCGCACAGGCGTTATCACAAAGGAGGAGTTTGAGCGGCTCCACGGCGAATTCCAGAGAAAGGCGGACACACTGTCAGCGGCGGAGGAAAGCCAGGAGCGGCTGGTACGGGAATTGTTTAAATCTGGCGTACTCAGTGCGGGACGGCTGGAATCCTTTAAAAATTCTCTGGAGTTAAAGGAAATTGACCGCCATACCCTTGCCAGCCTTGTGAAAAGGATCTGGGTCTATGAGGGAAAGCGGGTGGAGGTAGAATTCTACTTTACCGATCAGTACCGGGCCATGGCGGATTTTAACGAAAAGACAGCCTCCGATCCCTCCTTGATATACCTCCATGCGGAGAATGCAGTGGAAAATGCACCCGCCGGAATGGAAAGGAGGGCGTGATATGGGGAGAACATCAAAGCGCGCCCATGCCCCCGGCGGCACTGTAGCTGCAGCCCAGGGAAGAGGCCAGGAAAAACAACGAGGAACCAGGCTGTATAAGGCGGGCATCTATGCCAGACTATCCTCGGATCAGGACATGAAAAAGAACGAATCCGCAGAAGTGCAGATCGAGATCGCGGAGAAATATGTGGAGGACTGGAACCGGCGGCACAGAGATAAGATAGAAGTCGTTGGCCGTTATACCGACCTGGGGAAAACAGGGACGAATTTCGACCGTGACGCTTTTAAACAACTGATGCAGGATGTGCGGCTGGGAGACATTAACTGTGTGATCGTAAAGGATCTGTCCAGATTTGGCAGGAACTACCTGGAGGCAGGAAATTACATCGAGAAGATCTTCCCGTTTTTGGGCGTCCGGTTCATTGCGGTTGCGGACGGGTACGACACCGGCGCAGACGGCAGTAACACAGGGCAGATGGCATCCGAGATAAAAAATCTGGTAAACGACATGTATGCCAAAGATTTTTCCGCCAAGGCAAAGCTGTCCCTGAAACAGCGCAGGGAGGAGGGCTCCTATGTGGGAGGCCTACCGCCCTACGGCTACGAGGCATATCAGGAGGGACGGGTCAGGCGGCTCCATCCCGACAGGAACACGGCAGAGATCGTCCGTGTAATTTATGAGCTGTTTGTGGAGACGGAAAATTGTCAGGCCGTGGCGGATTGGCTGAATATAAGAAGAATCAATCCGCCGTCCGCATATAGGAAAAGCGGAGAGGTATACTGCCCGCAGGGGACAGAGTACAGAGGCTGGAGCAGGGGAGCCGTGGAACGGATCGTGAAAAGCGAGACCTATATCGGCGCCTTGGTGCCGGGCAAAACTTCTCTTACGGCAAGAAAGGAAGAAAACCGTACCCGCAAGCTAGAAGAGGAATGGATAAAAAGAGAGCACACCCATGAGCCGTTGATCGACCTGAAATTATACGAACAGGCTAGGAATATCTGCCGCAAAATCCAGGAACGCACGAACAGCCACGGGCATCCCACGCAAGGCTGTCCGATCGAAGAAAATATATTCGACAAGGTGCTTTACTGCGGTGTTTGTGGCAGGAAGATGACCAGAAACAGCCATGTTCAAGAATATGTGGACGGCAGGCGGGAACGCAGGGAGGGGTATTTTTGCCTGAACAGTACCGGCGCAAAAAGAGAGCACGCTGCGGTTACGAACAGAATTTCCCAGACAGAGCTGACGGATATTCTGTCTGTCCTGTTTCAGACGGAGTTTGCCACCTGGTTAAAAAAGCAAAAAGATTATGTGGAGCAGGGGCAGGCTCTGGTACGGCAGAAACAACAGGAATTGGAGCAGAAACTGCGGCAGGCGGACAGGCAGCTTTTGACGCTTTCAGAGGAAGAGGGCGAGAAATACATGGCATACCGCACTGGAAAGCTGGCCCAGGAGGAATATGTCCGCTACCGGCTCTGGAAAGACGAGCGGTTGATGGAATTAGAAAAACAGAAAAGCCAGTATCAGGGGACGGCAAAGAATCTGAATCAGAAAGGGGAAACCTACTTAAAGGCAGTGCGTTCCCTTGTCAAGCTGAAAACCCAAAGACAACTGACCAGAGAGCTGGTGGAGGCATTGATCGAGAAGATCTATGTCTATCCGGGCAAACGGGTAGAAATCGTGTTCACCTACGGCAACATCTGGACAAAGGGGGCAAAGTGACATGCGTGAAAAGCAGAGAACAGCCATTTACCTGCGGATCTCCCAGGAGGACGCCCAGCCGGAAATGAGGCAAAGAGGACGGGAAGAGAGTAACAGTATCAGCAGTCAGAGAAAATATCTGCTGGAATACATAGGCCGCGACATCAGGCTGGCGGACAGTGAAGTGATTGAATTTTGCGACGACGGCTTTACCGGAACCAACATGGAGCGGCCTGGGATGCAGGAAATGCTAAAACAGGTCAGACAGAACCGGATCGGCTGTATCTTGGTGAAAGATATGTCCCGCTTTTCCAGAGACTATATAGAGATGGGAACTTATCTGAGCCAGATATTTCCCTTTATGGGAGTGGATTTCATAGCGATCAACGACGGCTATGACAGCAGGGCGCATGACGGCGCAGCGATCACCCTGGACACAGCGTTTCAGACCCTGCTCTATGACCTGTACAGCAAGGATATATCCGTCAAGGTAAAAGCATCCCTTGACAGCAAATGCGCAGACGGGGAATATGCATTTGGCCAGGTTCCCATGGGATACGAAAAAAGCAGGGAAGTAAAAAACACTGTGATCGTCAATGAAAGAGAGGCGGAGATCGTCCGCTACATCTTCTCTCTGGCGGCAGAGGGTATGAGCACTGCACAGATCGTAAAGAAACTTCACGCACAGCAGACCCCCACGGCGCGCCAACTGCGTTATCCCGATAAAAAGCCCCCAAAGGGAAAACACACCTGGAGCATGAACGTTGTCCGTGGAATTTTGGACAATCGTTTCTACCTTGGGGAAATGGCCTACGGAAAGACCGTCAGCAAGTCCGTTGGCAGCAAGGGCAGGATCGCAGTTCCCAAAAGCGAATGGAAAGTAATTGAAAACCACCATGAGCCATTGATGACACCGGAGCTGTTTGCCCGTGCCGCAAAGAAAGCTCTGGGACACTCCACGAAAAGAAAGCGGGAAAAGCATCCGCTGACAGGGAAAATATATTGCGGCGGGTGCGGATACGCTCTGAAGTATAAGCCCAAAAGAGAAAGATTCCCACGGCATTTCTGGTGCAGCCAACATGCCATTTTGCAGATACCGGAGTGTTGTACCTATATCAATGCGTCCATACTGGAAGAAATGGTACTCACGCTATTGAATCAGGAACTGCTGCGCAGGGGCGATCTGTTAAGACAGCGAGGGGATCTGGAACAGTTTCAGAAACAGGCTCTGGAGGGACTTGCCAGAAAAGCCAGGCAGTACAGGAAACAGTACCACGATATGCAAAAAGAAAAGGATTCCCTGTACGAAAACTATGCGGATGGCCAGATAGATGCTGAGAGATACCGCAGCAGGGCCGATCAGTTGAACGGGCAGATGGAGGAACTGGCGGGTAAGATAAAGGCGGTAGAGACGGAACATGACAGGGTGGAGGAGGAGACGGGGAAAGAAATTCAGGATATGAAACAGATCATACGCTTTTCGCATTTGGAGGAGCTGACGCAGGAGGAGGTGGATGTTTTTGTAAAAAAGGTGACGGTATATAAGGGGAAACGGGTGGAGATTGAGTGGAATTTTTCGGAGTGAGAGTGGGGAGCTTATGAGGCTCCCCATTTAAATACTATTCAATACGTAAATTTTTGATGACTAGATTTGCTTTTTCTGTAACATTTTTTCTATGTACTACAAATTTGATTTGAGGTACATCTTGCCAATAGGAAATATGATTGCAAAATTATCCCAAAGGTATTTGAAAACTATAGAAAAGGAACTTGACACTAATCCTTCATCAATTTTCGCCCAACTTGACACTAATTCCACATACTCCCAACGAATTTATGCGGTTTCTCAGACTTTGCCCTTGAAAAAACCTCAAAAAGTTCGTGACACTAACTTGACATACGCGGGCTACGGACGTCTGAACCTGCGCCGGGTGTTCGACGTGCTGGCGGGGGTTACCGGGGGGTGAGACACAGGCGAAAGCGGATGCAATGAAGTTTTGTAAAGAGAAAGCCAGAAAGGATTGCGGCTCCGTTCTGGCTTTTACTTTGCATCTTCCAGCATTATTATAACATGAATTTCCATCAAAGGAGCTGATGCCGGCAGTGGTATACGGCTTTGCAGCAGAGCCTATGCTTCTGCTCTCGAACCTGAAAATGCAGGAGAAGAAAAGGTTGTGCTACGAGGGTCATGTCCCTGCAGTCCATCCGAAACCTGAACCTATTTGCGCCTCTGGCAGTAGGATATATCGGTCTGACCACGTCAGTACATGAAGAGAGTATTTTCCTTGTGGAATTAAAGGAATGTTCTAAAAGGATATATAAGATGCCGGAATTTATGCTGTATTCACTGGGGTATGCTGTGGAACGTGAAGGTTTATAAAATGGGGAAACACAAACTGCAATGATTTCTTGACAGCAATTAAACAGTCTGTTAGATGCTCGAAAGTTATTTTATGGATATTTAAAGAGCCTATATTAAGAAAGGCGCATTAATGAGCAGTTTTAGTTTACATGGAAAATGGAGAGTATGTTAGTACAGAGTTGAAAAATAGAGCCAAAAGATGTATTATTAAATAAAAAAGATAACACGGGGTGTGCCATGTACGAAATAGGAATTTGCGATGATGGAAAAAATGTCTGCGGTTCCATGGAGAAGATGCTTATTCAATGTGCGAGGGAGAATGCAATTCAGATTAATGTGCAAATATGGTATACGGGAGAGGAACTTCGAGATTATCTGAAAATGGGAAGTCATTTGGATATACTGTTCCTTGATATAGAACTGTATCAGATGACAGGTATAGAAGTTGGCTGCTATATCCGCAATGAACTGGATAATATGGGATTGCAGATTGTCTATATCTCAGGTAAAACTTCTTATGCCCAGGATTTATTTAAAACGCAGCCGCTGGATTTTCTAGTTAAGCCGATTACCCCCAAACAGATCAATAGAACGATAGAAACAGCCATAAAAGTAATTAAGAGAAGATGTGAAAGATTTGAGTTTCAACAGGGAAAAGAACATTTTTATATTAAGCAGGG